ATGGCTAAGGCGTTCGATCTTCGGAAGCAGCTCAAGCTGCATGACAACAGCCTCCTGCGGCGTCTGTTCGCCGACGTGCCCGCGATGGCGGACGTCCCCTGGGATTCGCTCGGCGCGCACAACGTCGAGCCGATCGTCGTCGCCTGGAAGGCGATGGGGGACGGCCGGCGGCACTACCAGGTGGTTCTGCAGGACGTCAACGAACTTGCGGACCCGCGCGGCCAGAAGGTGCTCCTCGAAGAAATGGGGTGGCGCTGCCCGGACAAACTGGAGGAATTCCAGACGCACAAGAGCCCCGCCGACAAGGCGCTCTGGGCCTATTTGGACGCGAGCGAGGCGTTCGATGAAGCGGCGATCTTCGCCCGCGCCGAGGCGCTGCGCAGCGGGCAGTTTGCCAACCGCTGGAACGGCCTGCCGCAGCAGCCGATCACCGTCACCGAAGCGATGAAGACGGCATTGGAGAACGAAGTGCGGGCCTACTACTGGAACAAGGAGCTGCGCGGGGAAGTCTGCCGCGTGCATCACTACCGGCGGATGGGCGGCGCAGAGTTCTTCTTCGCCTACCTGCCCGACTGGCCCGACAAGCTCCTGGTGTTCGATTCCGACGGCAACCTCACGCCGCGCGAGGAGAGTTACACGTTCAACAACGTGTTCGTCTATCTGCCGTCCGACGGGGCCCTCGAACTGATCGCCAAGGGGGGCAAGAAAGTCCACCTCCCGCTCCGCAAGGCCTTCTGCCGCGCCGTGCTGGGAATCGAAGTCGACGACGACGATCCCGTGCGGGCGACGTACCACCTCGACCACCTGCTGGACCCGGCGTTCGCATTCACAACCGCGCCCGATGACCGTATCGCCGCCGTGCGCCTGCGCCGCATTCGCCTGGTGCCGAAAGTGATTGTGCCGGCGGTCGAGTATCTGGAACCCAAGTTCAAGGAGTCGGCGACGCACTCCGAGGTGACGACCGCCATCGGTCGGCTGCTCAGCGCGTACAACCTGGACCGCACGCAGGTCTCGGTGACGCAGGTCGGCATCCAGCTTCAGTTCATGAGCGACGGCCATCAGAAGGCGAAGACGATGACGTTCAACGTGAGCTGTCCCAATACGTGCGATCTCAAGAGCAAGCCGGAGGAGATGCAGGTGATCGGCGACCGTTGCATCCGCACGTGGGGGATTCTCAATGACTGATCCGCTGGAATACCTGTGGCCAATGGTGGACTCCCCCGATCCAACCATCTCGGCGCATGTCGTCGCGACTTGGCCGAGCGGCGTCCATCAGAGGCTCGTTGGGCTTGGTTTCCTGCGCCCGGCTGAAAACGCCGTTCGCGTCCTTTGCCCCGAATGCTTTTCTCACATGGAGGAAGTGCTGGCCATTCCGGGGCCGAACGGCTCGACGCGATTCGTCGTGCCATGCCCAGAGGTCCATCGTGCCGATGTGCCGGCAGGGGCGCTGCAGCAGTGGACCGTGGACCTGGCCGCGACCGCTGCAGCGCTCGCCAAATGCCTATCGCTCACCGGCAAGTGCACGGAACTCGTGCCGGGTCGCCTCTGGCGGCTCGGGCGAACCAAATGGCAAGGCACATCCCGCGACGTCCTCTGGGCGAGGGGCCTTCAATGGGACGATGGCGATGCCATTCGCGGTGCCGCGGTACGCAGCCGAAAGCCGATCCTCTTCGTCCCGCTCCGGCGGCCTCCCGACGAAGTCTGGCGACGCATTCCCCCGATTCTCGTCCTCTCGCACGTGGCGATGCTGATGAACGACCAGATCGAGGTCGAATCCCTGGAGATCGCAGCGGCCATCCATGACGCCGATGCGCTGGCGGCATCCGATTCAGTCCCCGCCCTAACCCAACAGCAGTTGAGTCAGATGATTCGCCAGCAGATCAAAGCCGAAACCAAGACGCACCTCACCGACGACATCATGATTGCCGCATATCGGCAGTGTCAGTCGGTCCGGGCGGCCGCGGACTTCCTGACACAGGAGACGCAGCAGGTGGTCTCTAAGGACCGGGTTCAGCGGGCCATCACGCGGGCTGGTGGTCCGGGCGAGGTGCTCAACAGCGCCGACAGTGACTCTATCGTGCGCGGTGTCGCGTCGCAGGACCGCGACAAGCATGGAAAGCCGATCGTGCAGTCCCAACGACCGAAGGAGAAATGATTTGCGCTGCTGATTAAGGCGCGACGCGGCCGTGCGCAAACCGCACCACTGCGACACCGCAGCCGCCGGCTGAGGCCGTGAGGCTCATCACCCGGCAGCCGTTTGTCGCGCCTGCGTGGTTCGGCGGAATCGTTCCGAGGCGCAGTAACCCGACCTGTTTCGCTGCCAGGGCCTGTCCTCCGGCCCAGGACAGCGAATGCAGTCTTCTCATGTCGATGGCCGTGGCCCCAGGTGCGGCCACGAGCCCCAGCTCGGTCGTTTCGAGTTCGGGATCGTCAAACGCAAGGTCCGGCAGATCATCGGCCGCGCCGGCTTCAGGAAACAGGACCGCGAGGATCTGGAGCAGGAACTGCTGACGCGCCTGCTGCAGAGCCTGAAATCGTTCGACCCGGATGTGGCCCACCGCAAGTCGTTCGTCACCGCCGTGGTGGAGCGCGACGTGGCCAACATCCTCCGCGACAAGCAGGCCGAGAAGCGGGATCACCATCGGATCGGCTCGCTGCACGTGATGATCGAAGTCACGGAAGAGGGGCCGACGGAACTCGCGGAGACGATTGGCGATCGCGAGTTCAACGCGCGGCGCTGCCGCGATCCCCGCAGCGCCGAAGATCTCGCGCAACTGGCCAGCGACCTGGGCGAGGTCGTGGCGGCGCTCCCGGCGGAACTGCGTGACTTGGCCGAGCGGCTGAAGACCGAGTCCATCTCGGCGATCGCCCGCGACGTCGGCGTTCCGCGCACGACGCTCAACGACACCGTGCGCCGCTTGCGGCAGCGGTTCGAGCAGGCGGGCCTGCGCGATTACCTGTGATGTCGCTCCGTCACCTCGTGATCGGGCCGGGTAGCTCTCCAGATAGAGACGCACCCGCCCGGCACGAGGAGACCACGATGACCAAGGAACTCTATCGGTATGAGTTCCCGCCCGAGGTGCCGTTGGACGAAGTCGAGGCGTCGCTGCTCTTGGCACTGCTCGCCACCGAGAGTCTCCACGGCGAAGTCCAAGTGCGCCTCGATGCGTCGCACTATCTCGACGCGGATCGGCGGGCCTGCGTGATCGACGCGGGCACGACGGTCGGCCGGGACGTGAACCGGCTGTTCGTCGGCTTCCTGCGCCGCGAATTCGGCGAGGACGCCTTCACCGTCGCGCGAGTCGATTCCGTTCCGCAACCCGAACCCCAGGAGGTCTGCGCTTGAGCCTGCTCACCTGCATTCACCGCGGCAAACAGCCGTTGCCGCCGCGGCTGATCTTGTACGGCACCGAGGGCATCGGCAAATCGACGTTCGCGTCGCAGGCCCCGTCGCCGGTGTTCGTGCAGACCGAAGACGGTCTGAGCGAGATCGCCTGCGACAAGTTCCCGCTGGCCACGACGCTCGATGATGTCGTGTCGTCGCTGACGGCGCTCGTCGCCGAGCAGCACGACTACCAGTCGGTGGTCATCGACTCGCTCGACTGGCTGGAACGGCTGATCTTCGACGAGCTCTGCCGGCAATACGACGTCACGTCGATCGAGAAGGTCGACGGGGGCTACGCCAAGGGGTACACGCACGCGCTGACTCACTGGCGGAAGGTGCTGTCGCTGCTCAACCGGCTCCGCATCGAGCGCGGCATGGTGGTGCTCTGCATCGCGCACGCCAAGGTCGAGAAGTTTGAAGACCCGGAGGCGACGGCTTACGACCGCTACAGCCCGCGGCTCAACAAGCACGCCTGCGGCCTGGTCTGCGAATGGGCCGACGCGGTGATGTTCGCCACGCGGAAGATCCGCGTGCAGGCCGAAGACGCCGGATTCAACCGCAAGCGCGGCGTCGCGTTCGCGCTCGGCAAAGACGGCGGCGAGCGGGTGATCCGCACGATCGGCGGGCCGTCGTGCGTCGCCAAGAACCGCTTCTCTCTCCCTGAAGAGCTGCCTCTGTCGTGGCCTGCCTTCATGGCGGCCCTCGCTCAAGAAGCCCCGTCCGGCGCGGAGGGGCAAGGCCAGGTCTGACGCGTTGCGGCATGGCACGCCGAGGTTCGCCGAGGCATGGCAAGGATTTCTCTCACCCTCTTTGAACAACCGAAGGACACCACTCGATGGCAAATCTCCACGGATTCGATGCCAACCACGTTGATCCCGTCACCAATTTTGAGCCGCTCCCGGCGGGCCGTTATCAGGCGGCCATCGTGGACAGCGAGATGAAACCCACCAAGGCGGGCACCGGGAACTTCCTGCAGCTCACCTTCCAGGTGCTCGACGGTCCCCACAAAGGCCGGCTGCTCTGGGCGCGCTTGAACCTCGACAACCCGAATGCGACGGCGGTGCAGATCGCCAGGGCGGAACTCTCCGCCATTTGTCGGGCGGTCGGCGTGATGGCCCCCAGGGATTCGACCGAACTCCACAACTTGCCCTTGCTGGTTTCGGTGCGATGTAAGCGACGCGCCGATACCGGCGAAATCACGAACGAACTCTGCGGCTACGCCAAGAAGGATTCGCCGCCTCCCCCGGCTGCGGCGGTGAGCGCCAACGGTTCCGGTCCGCCGCCGTGGAAGCGGCCTCCGCAAGTGGCGTGACCTGAGCACAGGCTTGGTGAGTCGAGGCTGGGCGAGGCATGGCTTGGCGTGGACCGGCGGGGCTGGGTGGGCTCCGGCGTGTCGTGATATGGCGAGGCACTTTTCCAGTTCTGACGGAGCTCCCAATGACAATCGTGATGAATGGAAAACCGAAACGCACCTCGGCCCTCGGTCCGGACGTGACCAATGGCGCGACTGGCAGCATCGAGTTGTCGATTCCCTATCGCGTGGAAGTGACGATCCGCGGGGACGCCGACCTGCTCTTCCACCGCTGGAACTGCGAGGCGGTCGAGGCCAAGTCGAAGGCGGCGAAGGGTTCGGCGGCCAAGAAGACCGACGACATCGAGTCCTACGTGTACCGCAACAGCGCCGGAGAACTGTGCGTTCCCGGTGAGTATCTGCGGCAGGCGATCATCGCCGCCGCGAAGTATCGGCAAGACCCGCGCTCGCCGCGGAAGAGCGCGATGGACCTGGTCAAGGCGGCGGTCGTGAGTCTGACGCCGCTGGCCAGCCTGGGCGTGACCGCCTGGGACTACGAACACCGCTGCCGGGTGCAGGTCCAGCGCAACGGCGTGACGCGCGTGCGGCCGGCCGTCAGCGCCGGTTGGACAGCGACCTTTCTCCTGATGGTCAATCTCCCCGAATACGTGTCCAGCGGCATGCTGCATGGCCTCGTCAGCGACGCCGGCCGGCTGATCGGGATTGCCGACTTTCGCCCGACCTATGGACGCTTTCAGGTAACGCGGTTCGAGGTGCTGGAGGACTGATTCGGTGTGGCCAGTATTGGCTCGGAGAGGCGGGCACGGTTTGGCCGGTCATGGCACGGCGTGGCTCGATCACGGCCGGGCGGAAGCAGGTGGGAGTCACGGGCTGAGGTGAGGTAGGGCAAGAAGAGGTTGGTTGGCATGGAGTTCGAACTCCCCTTTCCGCCGAGCATGAATCACCTGTGGCGTCGCGTCGGAGCACGGATGCTCCTCAGCCGCGGGGGTCGGGCCTTCCGCCAAACGGTCGGCGCGATCCTCGCGGCGCGCGGCGTCCGGCCGCTCGACGGCCCCCTGGAGATCGTGATTGACGTCCATCCTCCGGACCGGCGGCGGCGCGACCTCGACAACCTGCAGAAGGCCCTCTTGGACGCGCTTGCCCACGGCGGCGCGTACCACGACGACGCACAGATCGCCCGGCTCTCCATCGAGCGCGGGGATGTTGTGGAGGGGGGCCGGGTGCGCGTGTGGCTGCGGAGGCTGTCCACGCAAGCCAAGCCTCGCACCTGCCTGAAGTGCGGCAAGCCGTTCGATTCGACGGGGCCCGGCCATCGCATCTGTCCGCGGTGCACCCGGATCAACGCCGGCCTGCGGGTCACGGAAGAGGAATTGCGGTCTCAGAGGGGACGCAAGCGGCACAACGGGGAAGCCCTCGCCGATCTGGCCAACGACCAGACGAGCGATGGCGGGCGTTGATTGCGTGGCGATGCCGCTTGTGGTCAGGCGTGGTCTGCCACGGCACGGCGGGGTTTGGCGAGGTGTCACGGATGTTGAGGAACTATCAACACGAAGCGGTGGAGGCGGTCTACCGGCATTTGCGCGAGCGGGATGATGCTCCCGTGTGCGTGATCCCGACCGGCGGCGGCAAGTCCTGGGTCATCGCCCAGATCGCGTCCGACGCCACCCAGCTGTGGGGCGGCCGCGTGCTGGTGCTGGCCCATCGCCGCGAACTGCTCTCCCAAAACGCCGACAAGCTGCGGCTGGTGAACGACCGACTCGACGTCGGCCTGTACTCGGCCGGGTTGAAGCGCCGCGACACACAGGCGCCGGTGATCGTGGCCGGCATCCAGTCGATCTGGAAGCGGGCCTGCGACTTCGAGCCGTTCGATCTGGTGCTGGTGGACGAATGCCATCTGATCGACAACCGCGACGACAGCATGTACGCCGCATTCCTGTCGGAGGCGCGGACCGTCAACCCGCGTCTGCGGGTCATCGGGTTTACCGCCACTCCCTATCGCCTGAAGACCGGTCCGATCTGCACGCCGGAGGGGTTTTTGAACCATGTCTGTTACGAGGTCGGCGTCCGCGAGCTGATCGTCCAGGGCTATCTGTCGCCGCTGGTCAGCAAGGCCGGGATCAACAAGGCCGACTTCGGCGGTCTGCACGTTCGCGCCGGCGAGTTCGTGGCGGACGAGGTCGAGAGTCTGATGGACGACGACCGGCTGGTCGAGGCGGCGTGCGGCGAAATGGTCGGCTACGCCGCCGACCGCAAGGCGGTCCTGATCTTCGCGAGCGGCATCAGGCACGGCGAGCACATCGTGCGGACGCTGCGCGAGCGGCACGGGATCGAGTGCGGCTTTGTGACCGGCGAGACGCCGAGCCACGACCGCGACCAGACGCTGGCCAGGTTTCAAGCCGGACAGTTGAAGTACCTGGTGAATGTCAATGTGCTCTGCATCGGTTACGACGCGCCGCACATCGACTGCGTCGTCCTGCTGCGGCCGACGTTGTCGCCGGGTCTGTATTACCAGATGGTGGGCCGCGGATTCCGGCTGCATCCCGGCAAAGCGAACTGCTTGGTGCTCGACTTCGGCGGCAACGTCGTCCGCCACGGGCCGGTGGATGCGATTCGCATCCAGGAACGGTCCGGCGGCAATGGAGCCGCACCCGCCAAGGAATGCCCCGAGTGCCTGTCGGTCATTGCGGCGGGCTATGCGCGATGTCCCGACTGCGGCTACGAGTTCCCGCCGTCGGAGCGGCAGAAACACGAGGCGAAGGCGACCGAGGCGGGCATTCTGTCGGGCCAGGTCACCGACACAAAGTACGAGGTGATGGACATCTCGTACTCGGTCCACACGAAGCGCGATGCGCCGCCGGATGCTCCCAAGTCGATGCGCGTCGACTACCGGCTGGGCCTGAACCACTGGCAGTCGGAATTCATCTGCGTCGAGCACGACGGCTACGCCCGCCAGAAGGCCGAGGGTTGGTGGCAACGTCGGTCCCCTGATCCGGTCCCGGACACGGCGGAGCGCGCTGTCGAGCTGGCCGAGGCCGGTGCGCTGTGTCCCACACACACCATCACCGTTCGCAGCGTGGTGGGCGAACGGTTCGACCGGATCATCGGCTACGACCTCGGCCCGCGGCCGGAGGCCGTGCCTGCGGGCGACGTGTTTGCCGATGAGGAGGTGCCGTTTTGAACGACCTTCTCGCCGCCGCACTGCGGTATGCCGAATTGGGCTATCCGGTGTTTCCGTGCGCGCCGGGGGACAGCCGGCCGATCACGGAACACGGCTTTCACAACGCCAGCGTCGACCCGGAGCAGATCGAACGCTGGTGGACCGAGCATCCGAGCGCCAACATCGGCCTGCCGACAGCGGGGCTGGTGGTGATCGACGTCGACGGCGCGTCGAACCCCTGGCCCGGCGCGGAGCGCGGCCTCGAACTGGCGATCGCACCGATGGCCACGACGCCCGGCGGCGGCAGCCATCGCGTGTTCCGCCAACCGGCGGGCAAGGCGTGGCGCTGCACACAGAGCGTGCTGGCCTCGCACGTCGACACCCGCGCGGACGGCGGCTACATCGTCGCGCCTCCGTCGCGCCGACCCGACGGCGACTACCGTTGGGTGCCGGGCCTGGAACTCGACGTTTCCCCGGACCGGCTCCCGGAACCGCCCGGTTGGCTCGTCGCCCAACTCGATGGGTTGGCACGGAACGCCCCGCGTTCGTGCCAGGCCACCAGTCCGCCCACGTCGGCCCACGTGGCGACCGACGCGGGAGGGGCGAACCAGATCCCCAGCGGCCAACGGAACGCCACGTTGGCCCGCCTGGGCGGGACGATGCGCCGCGTGGGGATGTCCCAGCCCGAAATCACGGCCGCGCTGCTCCGCGCCAACACCGACCGGTGCGTCCCCCCCCTGGCCCCGCGCGAAGTGGAACAGATCGCCGCCAGCATCGCGCGCTACGAGCCGGACCAGATCGCCGTCGCCCTGACGGAAAACCACTGGGCGCAGATGTACGTCGACACCGGCGGCGAGGAAGCGGCCGGCGTTGTCGACCCCGGCCCGATCCCCGAGCGCCTGTTGCGCGTGCCGGGCTTCATCGACGCCGTCATCGACTACACATTGGCGACCGCTCCCTATCCCGAACCGGTGCTGGCGTTCTGCGGCGCGCTGTCGCTGCAGGCGCTGTTGGCCGGGCGGAAGGTCCGAGACGCCGCCGACAACCGCACGAACCTTTATGTCCTGGGCTTGGCGAACTCCGGCGCGGGGAAGGATTACCCGCGGAAGGTCAACCAGCGCATCCTGCTCGAGGTCGACCTGGCCGAATGCCTGGGGAACTCGTTCGCCAGCGGCGAAGGGATCGAGGACCGCCTGTTCGTACAGCCGTCAGCGCTGTTCCAAGTGGACGAGCTAGACGGTCTCTTGCTCAAGGTCACACAGGCCAAGGACGCCCGGCACGAGCAGGTCGTCAGCATTCTGCTGCAGATGTATTCGAGCGCCAGCAGCGTCTACGTCATGAGGGCCAAGGCGGGCAAGGAGCGGACCGTCATCGATCAGCCCTGCCTGTGCATCTTCGGCACGGCGGTCCCCAAGCACTTCTACGAGGCGATCTCGCCGCGGCTGATGACCAACGGGTTTCTGGCGCGGATGCTGATCCTGGAATCGCAGAAGCGCGGCCAGGGACGCGAAGCAACGGTCGGCCCCATCCCGGACCCGATTCTGGACACCGCCCGCTGGTGGGCCAACTTTCAACCGGGCGCTGCGGGCAACCTCAGCGCCTGGCATCCGGTCCCGCAGTTGGTCCACGCCAACGACGAGGCGCTCGGCGTCTTGCGGGCGTTCCGCGAATACGCCGATGCCGAGTATTCCCGCGCGGAAGATCGAGGCGACGCGGTAGCGATGGCGATCTGGGCGCGGGCCTACGAGAAGGCGCGGCGGCTGTCGCTGATCTACGCCTGCAGCGCGAACCACCTCGCACTCCTCATTGGCCGGGACGCGGCGGTGTGGGCGTGCGAGTTTGTCGAGCACCAGACGCGGCGGATGCTGTTCATGGCCGGCAGCCATGCCAGCGAGAGCGACTTCGACGCCAAGCGCAAACGGCTGCTCGACGTGCTCACGAAGTGGCAGGCCCAGCACGGTGACCGCTGGATGCCGTTCTGGACGATCAACCGCAAGCTCCCCTGGTCGCGCAAGGAGCACGAAGAGGTCCGCGATACGCTCGTCGCCCAGCGGCTGATCGAGTTCGGCACACACCAGTCCGGCGGCCGGCCCGGCGAGGTGTATCGGCTGGTCCCCAGCAGCTCGGCAACAACCCCTTCTTGATTCGCGCAGAAGACCCCATGCGAAACCACGACCACCAACCCCAGCATCACGCCCATCGTTCTTGCGGGCGCAATAAGCCCCGCGAGACCGTGGCCAAAGTCGTTGGAAGTCCAAGCGAGGCCATGAGTACGACCGCACACGCACCTTCTTGTTGTTTTTGCACCCCCGTCTCGCAAGGGACTTATTGTTGTTATTACACCCCCCCTCTCACCACACAGGAGTGCGCACGCGCGCGGGAGAGAGCGCGGGCGCGAGCGCCCCCTGCAAAAAGCGCAAAAAGTCAATAAGCCCCTGGCCGCATGGTTCCTTTCCGGCAAGCTGGGCAAGGAGAGGCGTGCGGGAACCGTCGCCATTGTCAGCAGAGTTTGTTTTGCGTGTCCGAACCCGGGGCGTGGCATGGCATGGATGGGAGGGGACAGGCACGGCCGGGTTTGGCAAGGCGTGGCATGGAGGCCGGCGGGATCAGCTCCCGCCGGGAGCATTCTCGTGTTCGCAGGAGACGAGGTGACGTATGCAGATCGAGACCTGGCCGATCGATCGGATCAAGGAATACGAACGGAATCCGCGCAACAATGACGCGGCCGTCGCCCCGGTCGCGGCAAGCATCCAAGAGTTCGGCTTCCGCTGGCCGGTGCTGGTGGATGCTGATGCTGTGCTGATTGCCGGCCATACGAGATTGCGTGCAGCCCGCAAGCTGGGACTGACCGAAGTTCCCGTGATTCGTGCCGACGACCTGACGCCGGAACAGGTCCGTGCTTTTCGGATCGCCGACAACAAGCTGCACGAGTTGGCGACGTGGGATTTTGACCTGCTGCCGATCGAGCTGGGCGAACTGCAGGCCTGCAATTACGACCTCGACTTGCTCGGCTTCGACCAGGACGAACTGGCCAAACTCCTTGACCCCGGCGTCAAAGACGGCCTGTGCGACCCGGACGAGGTGCCCGAACCGCCCGATGAACCCGTCACCCAGCCAGGCGACCTGTGGCTGCTCGGCGAGCACCGCCTGCTCTGCGGCGACAGCAGTAAGCCCTCGGACGTGGACCGGCTGCTGGGCGGCGCGGCGATCCACCTGGTCAACACCGACCCGCCGTACAACGTGAAGGTCGAGCCGCGGAGCAACAACGCCATCGCCGCCGGCCTGTCGTCGTTCCAGGGGACGACGCATCACCAGAAGCTCGATGTCGAGCGGCACCCGGAGAAGGCGAAGCCCACCGGGAAGAAGCTACGGGCGAAGGATCGGCCGCTGGCAAACGACTTCGTGTCGGACGAAGAGTTCGATCGCCTGCTCGACGCCTGGTTTGGCAACATGGCCCGCGTGCTGGAGCCGGGGCGCGGGTTCTACATCTGGGGCGGCTATGCGAATTGCGCGAACTACCCGCCGTTTCTCAAGAAGCACGCTCTGTACTTCTCGCAGGCGATCATCTGGGTGAAGGAACATCCCGTGTTGACCCGGAAAGATTTTATGGGCAATCACGAGTGGTGCTTTTACGGTTGGCGTGAAGGAGCGGCTCACGTCTACCTCGGCCCGAACAATGCGACCGACGTCTGGTCCGTGAGGAAGGTCAATCCGCAATCGATGGTGCATCTGACTGAGAAGCCGGTCGAGTTGGCCGTGCGGGCGCTGCAGTACTCGTCACGGGCCGGCGAGCACGTCCTCGACCTGTTCGGCGGGTCCGGCAGCACACTCATCGCCGCGGAGCAGACCAGCCGCAAGGCGTTCCTGATGGAGATTGACGGTTTGTATGCGGATGTCATTGTCGCTCGCTGGGAGAAGTTCACCGGCCGCAAGGCGGAGCGGATCGCTCAAGCTCAGGAGCCGGCAGCATGAGCGCGAAAGAACTCCGCGATCTCCGGCTTGCCCGCTTCACCGTTCGCGACGGCGATCGTGATGTCGTACAGCGCGCCACGCGGTGCAGTGATCTCGACGCCGTTGAGATCCAGAAACAACAGCGCCGCCACGGCTCCGGTGCGCTTATTGCCGTCGACGAACGGATGGTTCTGCACGAGGTGGTACAGGTAGGCTGCGGCCATCTCAAATGGAAAGGCGTGCAGCCGCTGGCCGCCGAACGTCGCCTGCGGCTGCGCAATGGCCGACTCCAGCAGGCCCAGATCGCGCAATCCGGGATCGCCCCCGTACCGCTGGATCTGGTCCAGATGCGCGAACAGGATGTCGTCCAGCGACAGAAAGTCGATGTCGTCCATCTATTGCGCCAGGCGTTCCAGGTCGTCGCCGAACTTCTCGTTGATCTTGTCCAGCGAGGCCTTGAGCTGGCGCTGCCGGCGCTTGTCCCGGATCGGCCGGATCAGGATCGCGTCGCCATTGGTGGTCAGTTCCAACGGCGTATCCGCGGTAATGTGCAGCATCTCCAGAATCGGCTTGTCGATCACCAGCGCCAGGCTGTTGCCGTGCTTGATCAGCGTCTTGTTCATGATCCGTGCTCCTTGCGGTATACACACAGTGTATACGAACGCAAGGGACCCGACAAGATCGGATCGTCTTCCTGTCCCGTGACCGCAACCCGGAGGTGCTCATGATTTACCTCGCGAGTCCCTATTCGCATCCGGATGACGACGAACGCGAGCGGCGCTTCATGGCGGCGTGCTACGCCACCGTTCAATTGATCCAATCCGGCCACGTCGTATTTTCACCGATCGTGCATGGGCACCCGCTCGTCTGGCACGGGCTGCCCACGGACTGGCCTTTCTGGGAACGGATCGACCGGGACCACCTGGAACGGTGCGACGAGGTGGTCGTGCTGATGCTCGACGGCTGGCGCGAGTCCGTCGGCGTGGCGGCGGAAATCCGGATCGCCGCGGAACTGGGGAAGCCGGTCCGGTATCTGGCCCCGGAGGCCACGGGTTCGCCCACGTTGGCCCACGTCGCCACGGGGGACCGGCCGTGAACGTTTCCCCCGTCAACGAGAAAACGCCCGCACGTGCGGGCACCGCCGCGGAGCGGTGGTCGCGTCGGGCGTCGGGGGCCGGGACCCGCGCGGGGTTACCGCGCGGCCGGGTCGAACGTGATCCCGCAGGAGGCGCACCGGACCAGGTCGTCCTCCCACACGAGGCGGTCGACGTGCCGTTCCCCGCATTCGGGGCAAGCGCACTCCGGCGCGACCTCGTCCCGCACCGGCGGGTCGAGGCGGTCGGCGATCGCCAACAGCACCTCGACCAGGTCATCAGCATCGAGCGCCCGCGAACGGTAGCCGTCGGCGATCGCCTTCTGCACCGACGCGGTGACCTCGCGGATGGCATCGACCACCAGTTGGTTGGGGTTCGTCATCGCGGCACCTCAGATCTTGAAGAGTTCGGAGACCGCCTTCGGACCGGGCGTCCCGTCCGCGGGCTTGGCGTTTCCCTTCTTGGTGGTCTTCTTGCCCGCGGTCTTCGCGGCGGGAACGGCCTTCGCGCTCGCCCCCGATCCCTTCCGTGCGAACTGCCCGCGATCGACCTTCTCGAACCGGGCCTCCGCCCCCTTGTCGTTGATCTCCCGCAGGATGGCGGCGTAGAGCGTGGCGTGCGGCGTCTTGCCGCCGGGGCTCGTCCACAGCCCCTGCGCCGCCATCGCCTCGATCATGCCCTTGGCGTTCATCGGCTCCTTGGCGTCCGCCAGCACCTGGGCCGCGGCATCCAGCGCGCTCATCGTGCCTTCGCGCTGGCGGGGGGCCTTGGTCTTCGGTTCGGCCTTTTTCGCCGCCGCCTTCTTCGTAGCCTGGGGCTTCGCGGCCTTGGGGGCCTTCTTCGCAGTGGTCTTCTTCGTCGACATGGTTCGTCTCCTTCGGAAACGGGGGTCCAGATACAAAATCAGCCGGCCACACGGCCGGCTGGTCACTCACCACGCAAGATTCTGCGTCGGGCGTCGCGGGCCTTTTCCAAGGCCCCCTGGGCCGATTCGATCGCGAACACCAGGGCGTCCGCCGCCTCCATGTCCTCGCACTCGATCGCCATCAGGTCGTTGATCTGCGTTCGCAGTTTCATCTGCAGGGCGTGCAGCGTCCGCAGCGAGGCGCAGTTCAGACTCCGGGGTTGTTCGTCGTGGTCGGCGTTCATGGTTCGTCCTTTCATGGTTCGTCCTTTCATGGTTCGGTTCGTCGTGGCGACGTGACATCAGTTACCTCGACGCGGGAACGACATCCACTCGGTTTCGCAGCGATTTCAGAGGAATTCCGCAGGTTGTTCCGATGGCTGATGACCCAGACAAATCGCCTCTGCGCCCCACGGCGCTGTCGCTGCGCGACGCGGCATGGCTGTTGTCGCGGATCGGGGGCCAGCCGATCTCCGTGGAGATGCTCGAGGTAGACGTTGCGGACGGTGCGCCGACGAACCCGGACGGGACGATCAACCTCGTGCATTACGCCGCGTGGCTGGTGAGGGAGCTGGCCGGCACAGCCGGGACGTGAAGATGGCGATTGACCCCCGACAACTCGGACCGACGCAGCTCTGCCGTCTGCTCAACTCGACGCCGCTCGGCGAGGTGATCAGCGAACGGCAGTTGCACCGGCACCGCACGCGCGCGGGGTTCCGCATCGGCGAAGGCCGGCACATCGATCTGTTCCGGTACGTCGCCTGGCTGGTCGGGCTGCGACATGCTCCGCCGCCGGACCCCGCAGGCCTGACCGGCTACGACGCGATGAAGGAGCAGGCCCGCGCCCGCAACGCACTCCTCTCCCTCTCTGGGCGCGACATCGGTGAGATGCCGGCGGTCGTGAACCCGGATCGCAAGGCGCAGGCCGCTGCCAGCTTTTGGTTCTTCTGCGAGACTTACTTTCCCCGGACGTTTCACCTGCCGTGGTCCCCGGACCACCTGAAGGTCATCGCCAAGATCGAAGAGGCGGTGTTGCACGGCGGCTTGTTCGCGCTGGCGATGCCGCGAGGTTCGGGGAAGACGACGATCGCCGAGTGCGCCTGCCTGTGGGCGATCCTGTTTGGGCACCGCGAGTTCGTGGCGCTGATCGGCGCCAGCGAAGTGCATGCGGAAGAGATGCTCGACTCGATCAAAATGGAGCTCGACGGCAACGACGCGCTGCTCGAAGACTTCCCCGAAGCCGTGTTTCCGATCCAGTGCCTGGAGGGGATCGCCAACCGCTGCGCCGGTCAGCTCTACCAGGGGGAACGGACGCACATTGCATGGACGGCGAAAGAGATCGTGTTGCCGACGATCGCCGGTTCGAAGGCGTCAGGCGCAATCATCAAGGTCGCCGGCATCACCGGGCGCATCCGCGGCATGAAGTACAAGCGGGCAGACGGCCACACCGTGCGCCCGTCGCTGGTGATTCTCGACGACCCGCAAACTGACGAATCGGCCCGGTCCCCCTCGCAGTGCGCCCAACGGGAAAGCATCCTCGCCGGCGCGGTGTTGGGCCTCGGCGGTCCGGGACGGAAGATCTCCGGCATCATGCCCTGCACGGTGATCCGGCCCGATGACATGGCCGACCGGATTCTGAATCGGGACAAGCACCCGCAGTGGCAGGGGGACCGGACCAAGATGGTCTATGCGTTCCCCACCAACGAAAAGCTCTGGCAGCAGTACGGCCAGGTCCGGGCTGAGGCGCTGCGGAACGAACGCGGCCTCGCCGAGGCGACGGAGTTCTATCGGCAACACCAGGAGGCAATGGACGAAGGGGCGGTCGTCGCCTGGCCGGAACGCTTCAACCCGGACGAGCTGACCGCCGTGCAGCACGCGATGAACCTGCGGCTGCAGAACGAGGCCGCATTCTTCGCCGAGTACCAGAACGAACCGCTGCCGGAGAAGACGGCCGACGACGACCTGTTGACCGCCGATCAGATCGCCGCCAAGACGCACGGACTGGACCGCTGTGTGATCCCGCTCGGCTGCAACCATCTGACGGTCTTCATCGACGTCCAGCAGAAGCTGTTGTTCTTCGTCGTCTGTGCGTGGGAGGATGATTTCACGGGGTACGTCGTCGATTACGGCACCTACCCCGATCAGCGGCGGCCGTACTTCACGTTGCGGGATGCGACTCGCACGTTGTCTGTCGCCGCGAAGGGGACGGGACTGGAAGGCGCGATCTACGCCGGGCTGGAATCACTGACGAACGAATTGCTTGCCCGGCGCTGGCGGCGGGACGATGGGGCCGAGCTGCGGATCGACCGCTGCTTGATCGACGCCAACTGGGGTTCGTCGACCGATGTGGTCTACCAGTTCTGCCGGCAGTCCGCGCACGCCGGGATCGTGCTGCCGTCGCACGGCCGGTTCGTCGGCGCGTCGAGTCGGCCGTTCTCAGAGTACACCAAAAAACCCGGTGATCGCGTGGGCCTCAATTGGCGCATGACAAACGTAGCTGGCAAGCGCGCCGTCCGGCACGTCGTGTTCGACACGAATTACTGGAAGTCATTCGTCCAGGCCCGCCTGCTGGTGGCGCAGGGTGATCCAGGTTGCCTGTCGCTGTTCGGCACGAACCCGGATGCGCACCGGTTGTTCGCAGAGCACCTGACCGCGGAATACCGCGTGAAGACTCAGGGACGTGGGCGCACGGTCGACGAATGGAAGATTCGCCCCGAGCAGTCCGACAACCATTGGCTCGACGGCATCGTGGGCTGCGCCGTGGCGGCTTCCATGCAGGGCTGCATCCTGTTCGGGACCGATGAACGGGACCGCAAGCCCCGCGAGCGCGTCCGATTGTCTGCACTGCAAAGGAGCCGACGATGACCGCGGCTAGCAAACCAACGGCCGAACCGAAGGGACTTATCTGCCCGAACTGCGGTTGCCGGCATTTCTACGTGGTCTATACCCGTCCGCGGGCCGAGAAGATCGTTCGCCGGAAAGAATGTCGGCACTGTGGCAGGCGTGTGACCACGACGGAACGAGTCATCGGAGGCTGACGAACGACGCCGAACCGTTTCGCGACGACGGTGTCGGAGTACCATCTGGTCGCAGATTGCAGATCAAAGTACGTGCTTCACATGTTGCCACCCTCAGAGTCCGACGCCGAACTCACCTGTCAGCAGGCCGCTGACCGGCTGGGTGTGTCCCTGGAGTTTGTCCTGCAGTGGATCGCGGACGGGAACCTGAGGTGCCGGAACGCTGGAGGCGATCTGCGGATCGCCAGCGGTGAAGTTGTTGAGTTTCAACGGCGGCTCGATGCGCGACGGCGTGCCGCGCTGGATGAACTGGCCGCACAGGCGCAAGAACTCGACATGGGATACTGACGAAGTTGTATCCAGCCGACATGAACCTCTGAGTCGGCTGTGGTGTCTGGAACGACAGTATGAAAATCGTCGAATTCCAAGCGGAGCCAATTCTTGAGTTCCGCTATCTCAACGCCGGTCGCGGACCTGGTCAGTTCTACGAAGACCGGCTTCCGGTGCATGTCGCCCGCGTCGACCGACTGCCAGTGGGAATCACGGCGCTGGTCGCCACGGCTGATCTCCAGGGGCGCGAGCGGTTTGAAGATTCACCCAGTGGCTCGATTCGCCTGCTCGGCGAAGCGCTGCCGCAGCGTCTGGTGAGGGAAGTCCTTCCGGCGCTTTCACTTCGTGAGTCCGATCCGGTGGGAGTGCTCCTGGCCGGAGACTTCTACACCGTGCCGGCGCTTGACAAGCGGGGCGGGACCGGCGACGTCACCAGTGTCTGGCGGGCGTTTGCCGATTGCTTCGCGTGGGTTGCAGGCATTCCCGGCAATCACGACACGTTCGGCGAGCCTCCCCAGCGAAGGCCCAGGTTTCCCTCGCACATGCATTTTCTCGATGGCGACGCCACAGAGGTCAATGGCCTGCGAATCGCGGGACTGGGGGGAATCATCGGCAAAGCCACCCGGCCGAATCGTCGCAGCGAGGACGACTATCTGGCGACGCTGCGCCGTCTGCTGCATCCCCGCCCCGACGTCCTTCTGATGCACGAAGGGCCGGATGGATCAGATCCAGGTCAACCTGGTCTCTCGCAGGTGCGTGAGACTCTGGAGAAAGCGGGCGACATCCTCGTCGTTCGCGGCCACGCGCATTGGCCGCAGCCGTTCGCGGAATTCGATGGCGGCCTGCAAGTTCTCAATGTCGACGCCCGCGTTGTCGTCATGACGCTCTGAGACCCGCTCTTGACTGTATTGCGATTTGCAATACACTATGGGGTGAGGAGTTCTTGCCATGACCAAACGCACCGCAGAGACCGCCGCCAAGGCCAGCCCGCTGATGGTTCGCCTGGACGCGGAGAGCAAGAAAGCGCTGACCGCCGCCGCCGAATTGCGGCGAATCAGCGTCAGCGACTATGTGCGCACCGTGACCGTCGCCCAGGCACGCCGCGAGGTCGCCAGCGCCCGCGATCAGACGATCCTGCTGAGCCCCGACGAGCAACTGACCTTCTGGCAGGCGCTGCAAGCGCCCCCGAAACTCACACCCGCCCAGAAGCGGCTCGGAGCGCTCATGCGAGGGCAGAAGTGAACGCGGTCGCCTTTCCCAAGGGCTTCCGGCTCGAACCGTTGCAGCGACGTCACCCCCGCCGCCAGTTCGACTGCGGCCAGGGTGACGTCAACGACTGGCTGCGCACCAAGGCGCTGCAACATCAAGACAAGCATCTCTCCGCCACGAAGGTGTTGATCGATGCGAGTGGCGTGATCGCCGGCTTCTACACGCTGGCCACGGGCCAGGTCGATTTCGGAGACCTGCCCTCCGAACTCGTGCGAAAGCTGCCCCGTCGGGCACTTCCCGTGGCCATCGTGGCCTGGCTGGGGGTGAGTCTGGCTCATCAAGGCCAGCAGCTTGGCGACCTGTTGTTCGCGCAGGCGCTCCGCGATTGCTACGAGGCGGGGCAGACGTTTGCGTTCGTGGCGGTGATTCTCGACTGCATCGACGATCGAGCCAAGACGTTCTACCAGCGGTGGGACTTCGCCGAATTGCCGGGCAACCCCTACCGTCTGTTCCTCAGCTCGCAGACGCTCGCGGCGATGATGGCGCAGCCGTGAGCGCACTCGCCGTTCCACATCTGGAACGATCCCCCACATTCTGACGCGCGCTCCGTCATTCCGCACCTCGGCCGGGTAGCTCTCCAGATAGGCGACAGGGTGTCGCCGTCTGTGAGACCCGCATGGCCGACGACCTCGAACAGTCGATCCGCGAGAACGCCCAGCAGCCGGCGAAGACGTCGGTGGACTCGGTGAACGTCGAGCAGCATTCGCTGACCGACCAGATCGAAGCGGATCGGTATCTCCAGAGCCGAGAGGCGATGAGATCGAAACGCCTGGGCCTGCGGCTCACCAGGATCATCCCGCCCGGTTCGGACTGACTCCGCGGCTTGGCGAGTTGCGGCAGGCATAGGCCGGGTTCGGTGCGGCGAGGTAGGGCCTGACTCGACGCGGCTTGCCGCGGTCAGGCTGGGCATGGCAAGGCTTTGAGTTTCGAGCGGGACCAGCTTTCGTGTGGTCGTGGATTTCCAGCCTGTTCGCGTCGAAAACGCCACGTCCGGCCGTGAGCCGGGGGCTACGACTCGTCCGCGCCAAATACGATTCGGCTCTGACGACCGACAACAACCGACGGCACTGGGGCAATGCCGATGGCTTGAGCGCCAGCGCCGCCAACAGCCCCGAGGTCCGCCGCATCCTGCGGAACCGGGCGCGATACGAAGTCGCCAACAACAGCTACGCCCGTGGAATCGTGCTCACGCTAGCCAACGACATCGTCGGCACCGGCCCGCGGTTGCAATTGCTCACCGAAGACGCCGAGGCCAACCGCCAGATCGAACGGGCCTTTAACCGCTGGGCCAAGTCGATCGGCCTGGCCGAGAAGCTCCGCACGCTGCGGATGGCGCAGGTTCAAGACGGCGAGGCGTTCGCAGTCCTGGTGAATAACCCCGGCCTCGACACACCGATCCAGCTCGACCTGCGGCTGATCGAAGCCGATCAGGTCGCCACGCCCGATCTGCGGTGGAGCGACGCCCGCGCCGTGGACGGCATCGTCTTCGACGCCGCCGGCAACCCGACTGAGTATCACGTCCTTCGTCAGCACCCCGGCGACGGCCGATCGTTGTCCAAGGAGTACGATCGCGTTCCGGCGGAGGCGGTGCTGCACCTGTTCCGGGCGGATCGTCCGGGACAGCACCGGGGCATCCCGGAGATCACACCGGCGCTGCCGCTGTTCGCTATGCTGCGGGACTACTCGCTGGCGACGCTCGATGCGGCGAAAGCGGCGGCCTACTACGCCGGAATCATCTACACCGACGCGCCTCCCAACGGCGAAACCGACCCGGTCGAAGCGCTCGATCCGATTGAACTCGATCGGAACATGCTGCTGACGATGCCCGGCGGTTGGAAGATGGCCCAGCTGCACGCGGAGCAGCCGACGGGGACGTATGCCGAGTTCAAGCGAGAGGTGCTGAACGAGATCGCCCGCTGTCTCAACATGCCGTTCAACATCGCGGCAGGAAACAGCGCCTCCTACAACTACGCCTCCGGTCGCCTTGATCACCAGACCTACTTCAAGTCGCTCCGCATCGATCAATCGCGGATCGAGACGGTGATCCTCGACCGGATGCTGGCCGCCTGGTTCGACGAGGCGGTGCTGGTCGACGGCCTCTTGCCGTCCGGCCTCGGTCCCCCCACGGGGGGCCCGTTCCGGCACACTGACTCCCGATATGACGGGGACTGGTGGATCGGGGGCGCTGCGTCCCGAACAAACCGGCTGGGCCGGGCCGACTGGCCGCATCAGTGGTTCTGGGACGGTCACGAGCATGTGGACCCCCAGAAGGAGGCCAACGCGCAGGCCACGCGCTTGGCGTCGCACACCACCACGCTCGCCGACGAATACGCCCGCAAAGGCCAGGACTGGGAAGCCCAATTGCGCCAGCGCGCGAAGGAACTGGCCCTGATGACGGAGCTGGGACTGACTGCCTCCGCTCCCACCGCCGCACCCACGACCCCGGAGAAATCGGATGCCGACCCTGAAGAAGTCCCGGTCAGCGACGAGTGACCTACTGGCGACGCCGACCTCGCTGTGTCTCACCGCGACCGCCCGCATCGATGTGGAGGCGGCCGGAGACGGTGCGGGGAATGCGCTGCCGCGGTTTCAAATGCTGGCCTACACCGGCGGCCCGATGCGGATCGCCGGGTGGAAGCATCCGGTGATCATCGACCTGGCGGGGCTGTCGATCCCCGCGCAGTCCCGCCCGATCCGGTTCGGACATGACCCGCTCGCCGGCGTCGGGCACACCGATTCGATCCGGATCGAACAAGGGCAGCTGCTCGCTAGCGGCGTCGTGTCGCGCGATACGGCGGCCGCCCGCGAAGTCGTGACCAGCTCCAAGAACGGGTTCCCGTGGCAGGCCTCGGTCGGCGCGAGCGTGGACGAGTTCGAGTTCGTGAAGGAGCACCAGCAGGTGACCGTCAACGGTCGCCAGTACAGCGGCCCGCTCAACGTGGTCCGCAAATCGACCCTCGGCGAGATCAGCTTCGTCGATCTCGGCGCGGACGGAGCCACCAGCGCCAGCGTGGCGGCGATCGCCAACCCCGAAGCAGGAACCGAAACCGTGAACGACAACGAACCCAACGCCGCCGACAACTCTCCGGCCACGCCGCCGGCGACGCCTGCCGCGAACGGCACCGCCGCGAATCCAGTCCAGGACATCCGCGCCCAGGCGGCGGCCGAGGTCGAACGGATCGCGGCGATCCGGCGGATCTGCGCCGGCAAGAACGCGGCCCTCGAAGCCCGCGCCATCCGCGACGGCTGGGACGCCCAGCGCACTGAACTCGAAGTCCTGCGGGCCACGCGCCCGGCCGCCCCCGCCGTCCACGCGCCGGACAACTCGGTCAACGGCCTGGTCCTCGAAGCGGCGTGCCTGCTCACCGCGAAGGCCGCGCATGTCGAAGAGGCATATGACGTGCAGACGCTCGACCTGGCCTCGCGGCGGTTCCGCGGCGGCATCGGCCTCCAGGAACTGCTGCTCGAAGCGGCCTGGGCCAACGGCTACACCGGCCGCAACTTCCGGGATAGCCGATCCGTGCTGCGGTTCGCGTTCGCCCGCGGGATCGAAGCGGCGTTCTCGACGATCGACATCGGCGGCATCCTCTCGAACGTCGCCAACAAGTTCCTGCTCGAGGGATTCTTCAGCGTCGAGCGGACGTGGCGAAACATCTGCGCGGTCCGCAACGTCAGCGACTTCAAGACCGTCACCAGCTACCGCCTGATTGGCAAGGACCAGTACGAGCTGGTCGCGCCGGGCGGCGAGCTCAAGCACGGCACGCTGGGGAACGAGCAGTACACGAACAAGGCCGACACCTACGGCCTCGTGCTGTCCATCGATCGCCGGGACATCATCAATGACGACCTGGGGGCCATCACGACCGTACCGCGGAAGCTCGGCCGTGGGTCGGGCCTCAAGATCAACGACGTGTTCTGGACGACGTTCCTGAACAACGCCGCGTTCTTTTCGGTCGGCAACAAGAACTACCTGACCGGGGCCGACACGGCGCTGTCGATCGACGGCCTCACGAAGGCGGAAGTCGCCTTCATGGACCAGACCGATTCCGACGGCAAGCCGATCGGCATCATGCCGGCCATCGCGCTCGTGCCGACGGCGCTGTCGGCCATCGGGTCGCAGCTCTACAAGTCGCTCGAACTGCGGGACACGACGGCCAACGCCAAGTTCCCCATCGCCAACCCGCACCAGGGGAAGTTCCGCGTCGAGGTCAGCCGCTACCTGGCCAATGCGCAGTACGCCGGCAACTCGGCGAAGGCCTGGTATCTGCTGGCCGAACCGACCGACCTGCCGGTGATCGAGGTCGCGTTCCTCAACGGCCAGGAGTCCCCCACGATCGAAACGGCCGACGCCGACTTCAATCAGCTCGGGGTGCAGATGCGCGGCTACCACGACTTCGGCGTGGCGCTCCAAGACCCGCGCGGCGGCGTGAAGAGCAAGGGCGAAGCGTAAGCCGCCGCGGGCGGTTCGGGCCTGCGGCAGCCGGAGACCACACGACCATAACCGGAGAACTCACTCATGCCTCAAGCGACGTTTGTGCAAGACGGATGTGCGATCGACTACACGCCCGGTGCCGCTGTGGCGGCTGGGAACGTCGTCGTCCAGGGAGACCTCATCGGCGTGGCCAAGCGGCCGATCGCGGCCAACGAACCCGGAGCGCTGTCGGTCGAGGGGGTGTTCGACTTCCCCAAAGCCACCGGCGGCGGTTCGGCGATCGCCGCCGGCGTGAACGTCTATTGGGACGTCGCCGAAGCGGTCGCCAAGACCGACAGCGAAGCGGGGGCCAACAAGCTCCTCGGCAAGACGACCAAGGCGGCCGGTGACAACGACGCCACGGTCCGCGTCCGCATGAGCCAGTGATTGGAGGACGCGATGGCCGACCTGCTCGAACGAGGCGTGCACTGGCTGCAAGAGCAGCGCACGAAGCACTGCACCCGCGACGTGACCTATGTGCGCGGCGCGGCCTCGATCGTCGTGAAGGCCACGGTGGGGCGGACGCAGTTCGAGACCGACGACGGCCATGCGGTCCGCGTCGATTTCACCGAACGGGATTTTCTGATTCAGGCGGCGGACCTCGTGCTCAGTGGCAACGCGGTCACGCCGCAAGCGGGCGACCGGATTCGCGAGTCGCAGAACGGACAGATGCTCGTGTTCGAAGTCATCGACTGGCGGTACTCGGACCCCTACCGGCAGACGTTTCGGATCGAGACCAAGCACATCGGGACGGAGACCCTGTGATGGCCGTGATCACTGACATTGCCGATGCGCTGGTCGCGGAGCTCAACACCGCCACGTTGAGCCAGCCGGTGACGGCCGAGCGGCATTACCTGCCGCGGTTCGACCTGCCGGAGATGCAGACGCTGCACGTCACGGTCGTCCCCAAGGGAGTCGTGCTGGCGTCGGGCGATCGTTCGCGCGGCCAGGGGGATTACAGCATCGACGTCGCGGTCCAACGGAAGTTCACGACGGGCGACAACGCCGAACTTGATGCGCTCACGAACCTCACCGAGGAGATCACCAACCACTTTCGCGGCCGACGGCTCGCCTCCTATCCCGACGCGGCCTGGCTCAAGACCGAACAGACGGTGCTCTACGCCCAGGAGCACCTGGCCGAATTGCGGCAGTTCACTAGCGTCCTGACCTTCACCTACCGGGTGCTTCGATGATCGGCATCAAGCTCAGCGACGCCAAGCGCCTGTTCTTCGACCGGGCCGCCGTCACCAGCGCGGCGGATCGGGGCACGCGGAAGGTGTTGTCGAAATTCGGCGCGTTCGTCCGTCAGACGGCGAAGACCAGCATCCGCAAGCGCAAGGCGGTCTCGGAACCGGGACAGCCCCCCAGCAGTCACACCGGGCTGCTCAAGCGAAACATCTTCTTCGTGTTCTCTCCGGAGACGCGGAGCGTCGTGATCGGTCCCATTCTGCTGAACAAGGGGACCGACGCGCCGCGCATCCTGGAACACGGAGACACGGTGGTCCGTCGCCGACGGAACCGCCGCGTGCGGATCAACTATGAGCGCCGGCCCTACATGGGACCGGCGTTCGAGAAGGAACAGTCCCGGTTGCCTGCCTTGTGGCGGAACTCGGTCCACTGATCTCAATGAAGGATGACTCCATGCGACTCATGACCTTTGGACTGATTCTGTTTGGCTTGTGGTCCCCTCGGGCCACATGGGGACAGGATCACCTGGCCGTCGATCTGCCGGCCGAAATCCGCCAGTGGTTCCGCAATCACGACGGCTCGTGCGTGCAGTGCTCGATCGGCATGTGCGGCGTCGACCAGAACGTCCCTGCGGCCGCCACGCTCCTGTGGGACACGGAGTACGGCCCCCGCGAGCGCGGCGGCTCGTATCCGTCGCGCGTGGCGGCATACAGCCAGCGTCGCGGCATCCGCATCTACAACGTCACCGGCCAGAGCACCTGGGACTGGATGAAGTGGGCCGCGGAAACCGGCCGCGGCGCGGCGATCGGGGCCGGCACGGCCCATTTCCAGACGCTGGTGGGTTACGACCCGCGCACCGGCGTCTGGTACGTCTGCAACAACAACAGTCCCCAGAAGATCGACGCCTATGACGAGGCGGCGTTCCGCCGGCTGCATCTGGCGAGCGGTCCGTGGGTCGTGATTCTCGATTACCCGCCGCACCCCGCGCGGCCGCAGTACGTCCCGTGGTGGTGAAGGAAACCCCGTCAACAGGAGCAACGATCATGAACCGAGGACTGCCGACGCTGATCGCGGCGTGGCTCGCCACGTCCCCCGCCTGGGGGCGGGACGTGGAGGTGGACCGCGCCGAGGTGCTGCGGCTGGGGGACATGGTGCAGCACGTGGACGGCGTCGGCAGCGACCCGGAGGCCCGCTTCGTCGAGGCGATGGGGCCGCCGGCCAGCGATGCCGACAAGTGGTTCATCTCGGTGCTGACGATGCAGGGGTGCGCTCCCTGCGTGAAGCTCAAGGCCGACTGGGCGAGCAACTCCTGGCTCTTGGCTCTGGCCGATCCCAATGATCCGAAGAAGTCGTGGGCGCATTACAACGTCTATGCCCGCGAGGACCAGAGCCAGGCGTTCCGGTTTCGGAACCTGCAGATCGAGGCCTACCCGACGATCCTCGTGCAGCCCCCGCGCAGCGGGCGCTACGGCGATCCCAGGACGGTCGTCTTTCAGGGGACCTACGGCGGCGACCCGGAGAAGTTGGCGCGGCAGATCACAACGGCGATCCGGCAGTACGTCGCGAAGCTCGAGGGATCACAGCCTCCGCAGCCACCGGCGCAGCGTGCGCCTGAGGGGACTGGCGGCATCGATCCCCCCTGGCAGCCGCCGCCCAAGGTCGATCCGCCTCTGCCGGACCTCCTGCCGGTGTTTCCCGAGCGGCGACCGCTGATCCCTCCGAACCTCAACCCGCCCGACCTGCTGGTGCCGACCCTGTTCCGCTGGGGAACCGCCGGAACAGTGACCGCGACAGCCCTGCTGACGCTGTTGTTGGCCTGGGGCCTGCCGCGCGCCCTGCAGGCGGTTCGCCAATGGCGCATCGAGAACCGCCAGCGGACGCTGCTCACGGACGAGCAGTTCCAGCAATTGCTGCAAGCGCTGCGGGCGGGCGGGACGGCCGGGCCGTCGGACCACTCGGGCACTCCGTCAGGGACGTAACGTCGCGACAGCGAGATTCAAGAGGACCAGCACATGGGCGTGAAACTCGGACTCGACGCCAAGCTCTATCGCAACACGGGCAACTATGCCGCTCCCGCCTGGAACGAGGTCAAGAACGTCAAAGACCTGACGCTCAACCTCGAAGCGGGGGAAGCGGACGTGTCGACCCGCGGCAACGGGGGCTGGCGGGCCAACATCGCCACGCTCAAGGACGCCAGCCTCGAGTTCGAGATGGTGTGGGACACGGCGGACGACGACTTCACGGCGATCCGCACCGCCTTCCTCACCAACGCGCCGATCGAGTTCGCCGTCCTCGACGGGGCCAGCAATGCCGCCGGTTCGCAGGGGCTGCGGGCCTCGATGGCCATCACCAATTTCAGTCGGTCGGAACCGCTGGAAGAGGCGATCAAAGTCAGCGTCACGGCCAAGCCAACGTACAGTGCCAACGCGCCCGAATGGATGACCGTGCCGTAATCAGTCGGGAGTCTGGAGACTGGAGTCCGGAGGGCCAGTTCTCTGAAGCGGAATTTCCTTTCCTCCGGTCTCCCGACTTCGGACTCCAGCCTCCAATGAAATCGTTCCACGACACACAAGGCCGCACCTGGACCGTCACGATCAACGTCGATGCCATCCGCCGCGTGCGGTCGCTGCTTAACATCGACCTGCTCGATGCCATCGAAGGGAAGCTGCTCGAACGGCTGGTCACCGATCCGGTCCTGCTCTGCGACATCCTGTTCGCCCTCGTGAAGCCCGAAGCCGAGGCGAAGAACGTCAGCGACGAGGACTTCGGCCGGGCGCTCGGCGGCGACGTCCTCGACCACGCCACGACGGCATTGCTGGAGGAACTCGTCGATTTTTTCCCGAGCGGGAAGCGGACCGTCTTCCGCAAGGCGCTGGAGAAGCTCAGGAAGCTGGAGGGGATCGCGCTGGAGACGGCGACGCGGCGGCTGGAGAGCACCGAACTGGAGCAGAAGATGCGAGAGAGTCTGGAGTCGGGAGTCGGGAGTCCGGAGAACGGCCGCCGTCTGCGACTCCAGTCTCCAGACTCCGGTCTCCCGACTGGGTCTGGCGACTCGTCTGGCAGCTCGCCGGCGTCGTCGGCGTGAACCCCGGGCCGCTGACGCTCCGGGAACTGGTCTGGATGGCCGAGGCCCGGCAGTCGGACGCCTGGAACCACACGGCCGCGCTGCTCGCGCTGCTGGCCAACGCCCATCGCGATCCCAAGAAGACCCGCCCCCTCAAACCAGCAGACTTTCATCCGCACCGCAAACCAACCCCCAGCTCACCCGCACCACCGAAAGCCGACATCTCCCTCCTCAAAACTGTGTTCGTGGACCGGGGACCGTTCCCCCGAGGTGACCGCTGATGGCCTCGTCCCAAGGCATCCGTGCCGGCAAGGCGTTCGTCGCCCGGCCCGGCCGGTTTGTTGGTGAACGCTCACTCTGAGAACAGCACTATGGCTTCATCGCAAGGGATTCGCGCAGGACGGGCGTTCGTGGAACTGTTCGCCGACGACACGAAGCTCGTGCGCGGACTGAAGGCGGCGGAGAAGCGGCTCAAGGCCTTCGGGGCGGGCGTGCAGTCGATCGGCGCCAAGCTCTTCGGTCTCGGCTCGGCGGCCGTCGCGTCGCTGCTGGCGACGACGAACGTGTTCGCCGCGATGGGGGATCAACTCGCCAAGCTGTCGGCGCGGACCGGCATCTCGGTCGAGTCGCTGTCGGAACTCGGCTACGCCGCCGAGCAGTCGGGGGCCGACCTGGCGACGCTCGAAGGGGGCGTCCGCAAGATGCAGAAGTTCCTCGTCGACGCGGCCGAGGGATCGAGCACGGCGCAGCAGACGTTGACGCGATTGGGATTGTCGCTGGCCGACCTGGGGAGCCTGTCGCCGGAGCAGCAGTTTGAACTGCTGGCCGACCGGCTGTCGCAGAATCAGGACCCGGCCATTCGGGCGGCGACGGCGATGGAGCTCTTCGGCAAGACGGGGACGTCGCTGCTGCCGTTGATGCAGGATGGCGCGAAAGGGATCGCCGCGCTCCGCCAGCAGGCCCGCGATCTGGGGCTGGTCATCAGCACTGAAGACGCGAAAGCGGCCGAGACGTTCGGCGACACGCTCGACGACCTGTGGAAGGTGATCAAGAGCGGCGTGTTCGCCATCGGCGCGGCGCTCGCGCCGCTGCTGCAGGACCTGGCGACGAGCGCGATCCGCATCGCCCAGGTCACCGCCGACTGGATTCGCGAGAACAAGGCCCTGATCGTCACCGTGTTCCAGATCGCCGCCGCCGTGGCGGCGGGCGGGGCCGCGCTGGTGGTCCTCGGCACGCTGATCTCCGGCTTGGGGGCAGCGTTCGGCGTGGCGGCCTCGGTGATCACCGGCGTCGGCACGGTTTTGGGGGTGGTCGGCACGATCATTGGTGCCCTGTTGTCCCCGATCGGACTGGTCACGGCGGCGGTCGTGGGGCTGGGCGCATACCTCTTCTATGTGTCCGGCGCAGGCGCCCAGGCCCTGGGCTGGCTGGCCGACACGTTCCAAACCCTGAAGGATGACGCCCTTGCGGCGTGGAAAGGGATCGGGGACGCCCTCGCCGCGGGCGATCTGGCCCTGGCGGCGAAGATTCTGTGGCTGACGCTGCGGATGGAATGGCAGAAGGGGGTCGCGTTCCTGCAGGAACACTGGATCGCCTTCAAGGAATTCTTCCTCTCACTGGCGAGCGAGGCGTTCTACGGCGCGGTCTCATTCCTGATCGATGCCTGGGCCGGTTTGCAGGTCGCGTGGGTCGAGACGACCGCGTTCTTGGCCGACGCCTGGACCGTGTTCACGTCGAGCCTGACCAAGGGCTGGAGCACCGCGCAGAACTTCATCAGCAAGGGCGTCCTGCGGCTGATGAAGCTGTTCGACAGCGAACTCGACGTCGAAGCGGCGTCGAAGATCCTCGACGAGGACTTCCAGCGGCAGACGGCCGCCACTGATCGCCAGACTCAGCAGACCATCGGCGAACGGGACCGCCGCCGCCAGGAGCAGCGGACGCAGATCGAGACCGAACGCCAAGGCGCGCAGTCCGAAGTGGCCCGCATGGCGGAGGAGGATCGGCAAGCCCGCGAGCGGCAGAATGCCGCCGACCTCACGGCGACCGGCGACGCGCTGGCCGAGGCCCGGAAGGAGTGGGAAGCCGCGCTCCACGAAGCCGCGCAGAAACGGGCGGACGTGGAAGCGAACACGCCCGATCGAACGCGGCGCGCCCAGGGCGAGCTGGCCGGCATGGACGACCTGCTGTCGCAACTGGCCGAGGAGCGGGTCTCGACGCAGGGGACGTTCAACGCGGCGGCGGTGCGCGGGTTCGGCGGCGGGAGCGCGGCCGACCGCACGGCCAAGGCCACCGAAGAGACCGCCAAGAACACCAAGCGTCTGCTGGAGCAATCGCAGCATGGCAAGCTCGTGTTCACGTAAGCAGAGACTGATGACGACCAATGCCAATCACCGTCCAGGAACTGTGGGACAGCCGCGAGCATCAGATCGGGGAGGATGCCTCCATCGATCTGCGGTTCGTCGTCTCCGGGACCGACGACGATGTGGCCGCGCATCTCGAACTGCTCAACGTCGCCCCGGCGACGTATGCCGGGCTGGTGCGGCAGTCGAGCCATCTCGAACGGCTGGCCGAGACGACCTGGGAAGCCTCCGTCCGTTACGGCGTCTACGAGCCGCCGCAAACGGGGGACTCCTCGTTCAACTTCGACACCGGCGGCGGGACGCAGCACATCACGCAGTCGCTGGGGACGGTCGGGGCGTGGGCCGCGCCGGGGCTGGTGCCGCCCAACTTTCACGGCGCGATCGGCGTCGGCAAGGACTCGATCGACGGCGTCGACGTCACCGTCCCGGTCTACCACTTCGGCGAGACGCACTATCTCCCGGCGAACCTGGTGACCCCCGCCTACAAGGCGGCGTTGTTCCGGCTGACCGGAACCGTGAACGCCTTTCCGTTCCGCGGGTTCGACACGGGGGAAGTGCTGTTTCTGGGGGCGTCGGGATCGAAGCGGGGGCAGGACGACTGGGAGATCGCCTACAAGTTCGCCGCCAGTCCGAACGCCATCGGCCTGTCGGTGGGGAGTATCTCCGGGATCAACAAGCGGGGGTGGGACTACCTGTGGGTGCGGTACGCCGACGTCGAAGACGGCACCGCCAGGATGCTGGTGCAGCGACCGATCGCCGCCTACGTGGAGCAGGTCTACCCGTACAGGGATTTCAGCGGCCTCGGGATTGGGACGTGAGTCTGGAGCCGGGAGTCTGGAGCAGT